ACACACTCCTCCTCTCCAAAAGAGCGCTTAATAGATTTTGGATCTGATATTGTGAACACTAGTTTAATTTTAATATCGCTTGCGACGGACTTATGTCTAAAATCAGTCTTAGCTTGTCTAAAATTTCGCATGCGTGCACCCCACGGATAGCGGATTCATACCTGGATGTGAATTAAGTAAATCTAAAGGTATGGCTGATCTCTGGTTGCTAGTGAAGGGCTGAGCAAAGTGTCCTAAAACCCCCCTATTTTCTTATGCAGACACCAATATTGAATTCCTATAAAGCTATATACGAATTTTATAAAACTACAAGAAACAATACAGAATACAAGATGTCTTTAACTTTTGATGAACAATTGAATATTTTGTCGCACGGTTGTAAGACAATCGTCCATGAATGCAATCTAACACAGGTAATTCATTACCATTTTGTTGGAGCACCCTTTATAGGGTTGATGTCACACGAATTGCGAAAGCAGCGTGACGAACAGAAAGTGATTGCTAACCTTAATAAGCACCCAAAGGCAAATAAAGTGCCACTTAAGTTTTCGTACAATGATGATGAAGGTTGGACTATGGTTTATGAATTGGCAGAATTATCAATCGCTGAAACTTTCGTAGTTGAAGAAATAATAAAGAAGCAACGCATTTTCTTGACAACACGCGTGCAATCTGATGATATCTTCAACCCTCACCCTTGTATTGCTAATTTGGGAAAAGAATTAGCTTTTGGGGAAGAGAGTTGTAGAGTGGGCAAGGAATTGGCAAAGCATAGGAACAAATTGATTCATGCATTAACCGGCAATATTAAGCAAGTTGGTGACACTTATGTCCATGATGGAAACATCTTGACATGGTCAGAAGAGAGCATTAATCGATTAATTTTACAACAATACAACGCTAGTTTTGGTGAATCGAAGGATACATGTGACTATGTAAGCCTTGTAAATGAGCTTGATATGTTCGAAAATAAAAAGATTACTACAAATTTTGAGATGACAACAACAACGACAGGACTTGTGTCTATGTGTGTTAGAGATAAGAAAATTTATGCATCAGGAAAAGGTTCAAATAAAAAGAAAGTGAAAGTTAGTGCGAGTGCAAATTTGTTGCGTAAGCTTCTAGCTACATATTATTTTGATTTGACTTTGCCCTTGAGCATGAAAATGAAAAATATATTTTCACAAGTTCCACGGATGCAAAGTGATTTTAAAGAAAATACAAAAAGAGATAACAAAACTCATAAGCATGACAATTCAAAACGTTCTATATTGTTAAAAAACAAAGGTCTTGTAGAAGCTGCTCGTCATCGCGAAAATTTTGAAAAGCACAATAAATTGCAGAAAATATATGCGATTCAACGAAAACAAGAACAGGTTAAAACTGATGCGCTTGTAGCACAATTGCAAATGTTTTATTCAAATCGTGATATTGCACAATTACAATGGAAAATTCCAGTTGATGTGCGTTTTGGAGACTTTCAAGAGTTTTTGGATGCTATCGAAGGTTTCTTTTCAGAAGACGTGAAGAAATTAATTGATTGGGCATCAGTCATGAATTGCTTTTATCTGATTTATTCGAACCCAGATCTAATGGTTAAATGGAATGCATGTGATAATTTGCGAAGAATACTAGGCATTAAAACAATGTCTTTAGCACTTTTCGCAAGTATGATTTTGCATGTTTGTAAACAACTAGGTTTTGTTTCTGGGGGTGATCACCCAAAATTACAATCTTTTGACACCAGTTCAACATTATCTATTTTGATTACTTTGGTCCTTTCTATTTTATACAGAAATAATCCCAAAGCTTCAACAGTTGAAGTCCTTGTAAATTCTTGTAAAGATTTACCTTTAGCATCACGAGGCGTAGGATTACTTGAAGAAGTGGTCAAACGCATTTGTGCATATGTAAAAGGAGTAGAAAGTTTAGATGATCTTATACCAAATACGTTAAAGAAAATTGAAGAACAAGTTATGCAGTTGAGCACAAAAGATGGAATTTCTCGTTTGACAACAGATGAAAAAGCCTTTACAGAAATTTGTAAACTGCGTTTGGATGTAATAAATCTG